CCCCCATCTGCTGTAAACTCCGCGGCACCCTACTGTAAATAGTGCTTGACAACCATTCTGAGTTGTGCTATCATTATACTATCATTGTGTTGTCACAATGATTAGCTCGTGTGAATCACACTAGGAGGCCACAATGGGTAAGATATGGTACGGTGATGTGAATAACATCGATGACTATGGACGCGCGATTGATAATGTGTTCATCGATGGTAGAACTAAGCATGGTCCGTGGGCCATCATGAATCCAACGTCGTTTGAAATGTATGGCGTTGGGTTAGGTTTAGGTAAAGGCCAGAAGTATCAGCGCAGTGGTGTTGGCGTTGATGGTAAGGTCACGTGGTCAAAGGTGGCGGGTTAGATGGACACACCAATTGAGAGGATTGTGATCATTGCATTGGTCTTAGGGATATGCGTGATCATGGTGATGTTAGCTACTGGTTGTCAGATGCCGTTGAGGACAGGAGGCTAGGATGAGGCTAGGTCTCGCATGGGAGTTGTTGCATCCAGAGATGACGCCTGAACACTTGGGTTTGATCCCGTTCTGGTTATCACACGATGATCCTGATCCAGCGTGGAAGCAGATCGATAAGAACTACGGCCATGGTGGTGGCTGGCGTCACGGTGACATGAACTTCCATATGGATGCGCATCATGTGTTGCGTTATCCTGGTGATCCTCCACTTAATCCGTTAGCGCAGGCAAGGCTGCGAGATGAGCTGATTGTGTTTTATGATCATGCAATTGTGGCCATCGTGCAAGAGGATGGTTCATTTGAAGTGGCGAGGATAGACTGATGAAGAGCAAGAGACAGATGGGACGTGAACGAAGACGTGTGTTGTGTGAGCAGTTGAGGCTTCAGAGTGAGATCTTGTGTGACTCACACAGGCATGAGGGCAGACAGACGATTGTGTTGAGTCGCATGATGAATATCATTCTCGATATCCTTGGTCGAAGGGAGTTGAATGATGCGACGAGACAGGCGCTTGCGAACCACTTCGAAGACTCAGCCTACGCACGAGAAGGTAGCGTTGAGTTGGGTGGGGACGGTGAGCGGAACGCACTACACCTTGATGGTGCGTTCCGTATCGATGAACTCGCAAAGCGGATCACTTGGAGTCAAGTACGAACAGGTGAGATTATCGAGGTTGAAAGATAATGCTTGACAAAGTGTTTGCACTATGCTAGCATAGTAGTCTTCGCTTGGAACAGAGGTGTCCCAAGTCTTTTGCGTTTCTAAGTGTGACTCACACTAGGAGGACGAGCATGTCTGAACTGACTAACATTATCATTGGACTTCAACGGCTGGGTGACGCTGTGCAAACTCGTGGCGACGACCTACGTTATGTGCAGCAGCAACAGACATACGATCATGTTGGGTGGATAGACCAGCAACTTGATATGGTCGAGAAGGTACGCAGCGTCTTGTTACAGGAGCGAAAAAAGTTTATGCCTGTTGACGAGAGACGTCGACTCGAGGAGAAGCAGGACTCGATGCCTAAGGTGGTGCAAAAAGGCCCAGTGTGAATCACACAAACGGTGGAGCAAGGCTATGTCTTATGAAACGACAATCGTCAAAGCCCTTTCACGTCTCGGTAAGAACGGGACTGAAAATCCTGATTCGAAGCATAACACTGGTCGCCTGTTGGGCGAAGCGTACATGTGGGATCAGGTAGAGAAGTATGCCAAGGCTAGGAGCGCTGCAATCTGGAAGGAGATGGAAAAGGAGGGGCTAGTGCCTGACAAGAAGACGCTTGATCCTGGCGACCATCAATTGTCAGACAGTCCTAGCTTCGCAGTGTTCGCCAAGGTAACGCAGCCAATCAAGAGGTTTGATGGTGACGAGTTGGCGAACCTACTGGCGAGGAGTAAGTACAAGGTGCCGCTCAGCACGACCAAGGAGATGATCGATCAGGCGAGGGTACCTGGCAATCCTGCGGTGCGAATGGTGGTGGTCGAGCGATGACAGCAGGCAATGGTACACTTGTGCTCCAGCCTACCGTTGCAGAGATGACAACGGAAGAGCTGGAGCGTCATATCGAGTACGTGCGAGCTAGGCGTATTGTCGTTGCGATGGAGTACATCGAAGGACAGAAGCTCAAGGTTGAGCACGAGGTCGATAAGGCTAAACGTAAACTCAAGGCTCACTACGAGATGTTAGAGAAAGAACTCGATCGCTTGGACCGTGCCATATTCACATGTGAGGCACGAGTCCGAGCGATCGAGCAACTGCGTCAGGAGATTGAGTTCGATATCGACTATGTGTGAGTCACACGTGGAGGTCGCGATGGACAAGGAGCAGTTACCTAGTTGGTACAGGGTTGCAGAGGATCAGGCAGACCGTGTGTTTGGAGACTTCGTGTATCGGTCGATCAGTCAGATAAGCAACAGCCGTGACTGGTCTCCAGAGGCACTCACAAGGTTCCAGACGGATACGGTTCGTGGGATTGAGTTGCGTGAGTTGGTCATCGAGAAGCTTCAAGGGATTGTCGCATTGCAGCGACTGAGTGTAAAGAGGGAGAACGACGATGCAGTTTATGGAGTTCAATCGAAGGTTGGAGAGTTGTCATCTGGACGAGGAGACGAAGTATCTATTGACTCATCTGTTCGAGGTACTCACGGAGAACGCTAAGCAGATGGATGTTATGGCAGGGCTAATGAATGCCTTTGCCAACACGTTGCAAGGTATCACGACACTGCATGAGAGTACACAGGAGCGGCTGAAGGACTTGACTCAGGAGCGGCACGCGGAGGTTAGGAGCGTCAGGGAGGAGTTTTAACGTGAAGATGGCGCAGGGGTATGTGACGGATGACGGCACGTTCTTTGAGAGTAAGCTAGAGGCTGAGCTATTCGAGGCTGAGATGCGGCTGAGGGGTCAGCTGGTTGGTATGGATGCGAAGCTTAACCCTGAACAAATACTGGCAATAATAATTGAAGTTATGCCAGATGTACGGAGATACATAGATGCCTATCAAGCCCAGGATACCGCTGCACGAAATCAACAGGCCAAAGAGCAGGAGCGAGAGCCGCCTGACTCAAGTCAAAAGGCCGAGGTTGTGGAAAGTGGAGGCTACGTCTCCGGCTCAGAAGAAGAGCTTGCATCCCTTCTCAAACTCCCGACTAGAAGACCTAGCCATGTGCCCGACATGGGGCGTGGTGCACAGTCAGAAGAGGTACCCGTCAGGCGCAAGGTCGATGGCGCTTGAGTGTGGTACGGCTTTGCATGAAGTGTTTGCGGCTGTCAGGTTGTGGCAGTTGGATAGGGTGCAGGGCTTACCGAAGCATACGAAGTACAATGGTGCCAGGATATTTGGAGAGCTGCGATGGAACATGTGCTGGAACCATTGTGTGACTCACACCGACGAACGGGATCAGTTGCTCGAGTTGTGTTTTGCGATATTGAAGTCAGGCAATTGGAAGGACGACGAGAAAGATCAAGTGAGGACCATGACGAACATGGAACTCGCAACGATTGTGTACTGCGATGAGCAGCTCCCGAAGATGGACAACTGGCCAATCTACGTGGAGGATAAGGCGAATCCTCAGTCTCTGGTGGGAATTGAGCAAGTGTTTGATGTGGTTCTTACTTACGATGATAACTATGAAGTTAGGTATATCGGTACGGTTGACGGCTTGGTGCAGAAGGCGAGCACTAAGGAGTATTTCGTCGACGAGAACAAGACAGCTGCTAGATTAGGTGAGGGTTGGCGCAACGCGTTCGACATGAAGCATCAGCAGACGGGCTACTGTGCTATCAGCTCGGCGTTGTTCCGGTTCAAGGTGTTTAGGTGTCGGGTGACTGGACTGAGGATCAAACCAGCAAACAGAGGTGAAGATGTCTATCCTTTCGAGACGATCGAGCGTACCGAGGACTCGTTTCAGCATTGGGCTACGTGGGTTCGTGAGATGGCTGAAACGTATATCCGGTATAAGGATGACTTTGAGCATGCAACTAGGTTCACGCACTCTTGTAATCGCTTCTTTCGGCCGTGTTCGTTACTTAGTTTTTGTTCAGACACGCCGACGGGACGGTTGCTTGCTTATCACGAACACATGGTCCCAATGGATCTGAGCCCCAGCGAACGAGCAGTGAGTGATGTTTGAAATTGAGAAACATGAGCGATTGGTCAAGCGGATGACCATGATCTTATGGGGGCCTGCTGGCGTAGGCAAGACGACGTTGGCTGCGACGGCTCCAGGACATAAGCTGTGGTTATCGTTTGGTGACAATGAACATGTGTCTGTTGCGGGACGCAATGACGTGGAGGTCATGCCACTATACAAGTACAGTTATGATGATGTGCTAAAGCATGGAAGGAGTCCTAATCCATTTGGGTTGGATAACATATTGGAGAAGAGGGACTACATCGATACGGTTGTGCTCGACTCAATAACTGCATTGACAGATATGGCGTTGAGGAAGGCGGTTGATGCTGGGCTGGGGGCGAGTAGGGAGTTTAGGCCTACGATGGAGCACCCAGGCATGTCAGCGTATGGAGGCCGCAACGCGATCACGCTTGATGTGGTGTATAGGTTGTTAACGGTTACGGCGAAGCATGGTGTGCATCTGATCATCACGGCGCATGAGGCTGATCCAGAGAAGGATAAAGAAGGCGTCGTTCAGTACATTACGATCATGCTTGGCGGTAAGATGGTGAACAACGTGTCGTGTCGTCTGTCGGAGATATGGTATCTAAGTGAGGATGCTAAGGGTAGACAGTTAGCGGTGAGGCCTACGCGGAAGCACAGGCCGATGAAGTCACGTATGTTTAGGGGTGTAGGTGAGCCTGAGTTCATTCTGACATATGACTCGGATAAGCCTGACGAGGGGCAGATGACCATTGCCTCGTTCTTTGATAAGTGGGCAGCGAACGGGAGCAAGTTGCCAATTCCACCGTCCAGGAGGGACAAATGAAGCCAACAGAGGAGGTAAAAGCGGCATGCGAGAAGATATGGAAAGAGAAGGGCGTGTCCTCAGTATACAAGAGGGCAAAGTGGGCATGGTATCGCGGTCGTCTTGTCCCGTTTGTGGGCAAGAAGTACCTGTCGGACTACGATTCCGTCTTGTCGAAGGACGAGCGGTCTGTGTGATTCACACGAGTTCCCTGAGCAGAGGGTTCAATGGTGCGGACAGCTGCTCCTGTCCAGCAGACAGAGGAGAAGACCAAGATGGCAAACGATGAACCCATGGGAATCATCGAACTTGAGGATAGTCTTGCCGACGTCGAGAAGCCTCAGGAGATTCCTGCAGGTAAGTACGTCGCTGAGATTCAGGACGTGCAGGAGCGAACGTCTGCTAACGGCAATACGTACTATGCCATCCAGTTTCGCGTGGCACCAGACGAGCTTCCTGCTGATGTTGCTGAGGAGTACGAAGACGGAGCACTCTTGTTCTGGAATCGTCTTCTAAAGCCAAGAAGCCGTTCAGATAGGCGCGCATTGTTTAACCTGCGTAAGTTTATCGAGGCGATTGGACTCGACGCGAATACTACATCGATCGATCCGAACGATTGGATGGGTCGTTCTGCACGGTTGCATGTCGCTTTGGGCAAGTACCAAGGTGAGGATCGTGCAGAGATTCGTGCAGTCGAAGCTGCTGAGGCGGCTGCTCCGGCTCGGGCAGCTGCGAAACCGGCGAGTCGTCGTCGGGCTGCTGCTGAGTAACTGAGTCTGGGGTCTGGTGTGATTCACACCGGACCCCTTTTCATGGAGAGTAGATATGAACGAGAGTCAACCGATGAAACGGCCTACCCAGATTGCGATTAGTCTGGGCGACCTGACAGCGCGTGGTGGCGGTTATCAGACTGTGTTCCGCTCTTCTTGGGAAGACAAGCAGGACGTAGACACGGCAGCGCAAAGGTTAAACATGTCGAGTGCACAGTTCATTCGCATGGTGGTGATTCAAGCGGCACGTAAAGTCTTGGCTGAAGTCGCATGAGTCAGAAGGTATTCGTTAAGACAGAGAAGTGCCTTGCGTGCGACTTGAAGCCAGGGGAATTGTTCATCAAGGAATTACCTGATCAGGAGTACTTTGGTCGGGAGTTGAACAGAGCACATGCCGCATTGGGCGTGTTGCTCCGTACGAATGTCGGGGCTCGAGATGCACCAGACAGGGAGGACATGGTTTACAGAGTTCATATCGTGATCATTGATCGTGATGATCCGTTACCTCCGAGGGTTGATCCACATAAGCCGCCAGGAGCTAAAGATGACAGACGTTGAGTTTAGTCTGGAGCAGAGGAACGCCATTGATTTGTGTTGTGATACGCATACGACGATTGCCAGTGTTACAGGGGGTGCAGGTGTTGGGAAGACGCTAGTAATGGGGGAGGTCTATAATGAATTAGTAGACATGAAGAAGTCCGTCGCGCTGTGTGCTCCAACTGGACGCGCAGCGAAACGTATTGAGGAACTGACAGGGATCAAGGCACTGACGGTACATAGGTTGTTATCGTTTCCAATGCCGTATGAGAACCAGGATAAAAAGCTTGACCCTCATTTGCCAAGAATGAATAAGGAGAACCCGCTGAAGCATGACGTTGTGATTGTGGACGAGTCGTCTATGATTTCACCTAGTCTGTATAGGTTCTTGATTGATGCGTTGAAGAAGGGGGCAGTCATTAGATGGTTTGGGGATAACAATCAGCTGCCGCCGGTCGAGGAGGGAAAGCCACCGTTCCTGACACTGCTAAGGAAGCACCCAAAGGTGGAGCTGACGTATAACTATAGAAGTGGCGATGCTATTGTAAGCAATGCGCAGAGGATACTACGGGGGCAGTTACCGTTAAGGAATGAGCGGTTTGAGATTATCTATAGTGAGAACCCATTGATGACGATGTTTGAGTTCGTGACAGAGCACTTCATGCAGGAGGATCATCAGATTATCATGCCCACACGGAAGGGCAAGGCTGGAACGCTTAGAGCTAATCCGTCTTTGCAGGTGAAATTCAATAGCAAGGGGCCAATGCTAAGGCTGGATAGGTTCGAGAAGAGTGAGGCGCCTTTGACGGTGAGGGCAGGGGATAAGTTCATATGGATTAAGAACGATTATCATCTGAACCTATTCAATGGGGAGATTGGGTATATTGATTGGATTGATGCGGATGCGGGTGACCTTGGGATTGTGACGGGGGCGAGGTCGGAGCAGATACCGCCAAGGATCAAGTTCTATGATCCATTCGTAGGGACTGTGCTTAACTATGACCCGAGGAAGCAGATCGAGTTAGGGTATGCGATCACGACGCATAAGGCTCAAGGCTCGGAGTTCGATACAGTTGTGTACTGTATGAGTAGGAGTCAGATGTGGCTGTTGAATAAGCGGAACTTCTATACAGGGATCACGCGGGCGAAGAAGAACGTGATACTGATTACAGACAGGAAGGCAATGGGTCTAAGTATGAGACAGTATGATGTGTGACTCACACGAGGAGCCAAAGCCATGACCGATATTGCTGAACAGTTACAAGGCGTGGCTGTCCATCTCGACAACCACAATAATGAGTGGGCTTCCCGTATCGCATTTGAAGCCGTTAACGAGATCGAGTGGCTGCGGGCGCTCTTGCGCGAGCCCACGCCGGAAATGCTAGACGCAGCCGAGCAATACAATCGCGAACACATTACGGGCGAGTGGTCCTTTGCGGACTGCTACCGCGCCATGACGCGCCGCGCACTGGAGCCAAAGCCGTGAGTTCAGCGCAGTGGGCATCGTGGTGCCCATCACGCTGCACCCCCGCAGCAAATGGAGAAGAAGATGAAGAAGCTACTACTCGGAACGGCGCTGTTCATCGCTGGAATGGCGTCTGCGAATGCGGCAGTAGTTGCCAACCTTGGAGTGAACCCAACTTCGAGGACGGGTGACTTCGCGAGTGGCACTGTCGGTGTGAATGCTACTGGAGCAGGGGCCTTCACCGATCAGGTTGTATTCAGTCTGCAAGGTGGTCCCCAGTTCCTCACCATCTCTAGCGCGACCAATGTCTATCCGGCCACGACAGACTTCATCACTAACTTTACCGCTCAAGGCTTCCGTATTGTTGGAGGCATTGGTGGTGGAGATGATGTCCCAGTGACACCTGTGCTGGCGGCTACGTCGTGTCCTACGCAGTCAAACTGTCAGGGCTTTGCTGGGAGTGCGTTACTTGCTGCCGGTAACTACTACCTGCAGCTGTCCGGCATTGGTGGTGGTACGAGTGGCTATGGTGGTAACCTCGCAGTGACACAGGTACCGATCCCAGGAGCACTGGCCATGTTTGGACTTGGGCTGGCTGGTCTTGGTCTGCTCAGCCGTCGTCGTAAAGTAGCGTAATCGAACACGTCCGCTGGTGGTTGCATAGTCCTCGTGGCCAGTGGACGTTAGGCCCGACACCTTACTGCCGTTCGGTGTCGGGCCGCCCTCAGTGTGACTCACACTTGCTAGGAATGATCATGGATAGAACAACACTCAAACTGGACTTTCAAGATCTTGCGGCGCAGCTGATGCTAGAGACAGAGGTGTTCTCAGATGGACCAACAACGTGCAACGTTGCGATTGTCGGCGAGGGACCGGGAGAAACTGAGCTTCGCCATCCTCAGAGACTTCCTTTCGTTGGTGGAGCGGGCAACCTTCTATGGGACAGTCTCCGATCCTTTGGCCTCAATCGAACAAACGTTTATACTACTAACGTCGTTAAAAGACAGATCAGCCTCTCGAGAAAAGGAAACGAACGACACATTGTTCACCGTGACGAATTGGATAAATGGATCGGAATGCTTAGGTGGGAACTTGAGCAGCTCCCAAATATCAACACTATCTTTGCGATGGGAAACTATGCTCTCGAGGCTGTTTACGGGGCCTCAGGAGTTACCAACTGGAGGGGCTCTGTTATTAACGCAACGCTGCCTAATGGTAGGAGAGGGCGAATTGTGTGCGCGTATAACCCTGCCTATGCTATCCGTGAGCTTAAGTTTGAGCCGGTGTTTCGAATGGACTGCAAAAAACTGGACCTTGTCGCTCGAAACGTCTTCAAAGAGCACAAGGTGGACGCCATCATCAACCCCACGTTCAGGGAATCCATGGCATTCATCCGAGACTTGGAGAGATCAGAGAGACCAGTGAGCTTCGATATCGAGACGATGAACACAACGGAGACAGTGTGTTATGGCCTATCGAATAACGCGCATAAAGCTATATGTATCAACCTCCGTGACAAGGACTGGAACCGCTTCACTGTACCAGAGGAGCGTAGTCTTCTACTGGCCTTGCAAAGACTGTGTGACTCACACAGAATTGTGGCACAAAACGGGTCGTTCGATACGTATCATGAGTGGCTTCGCAATGGCCTACGGATCAGGATTTGGTTCGACACGCTACTTGCACATCATACTCTCTACCCCCAGCTTCCTCACAGCTTGGCGTTCTTGGTTTCACAGTATACTACCCACCCGTTTTACAAGGACGAGGGAAGGCGATGGAAAGAAGGAGGCGACGTTGATAGTTATTGGATTTATAACTGTACCGACGCCGCGACGACATACGCCTGTTATGAAGGACTCGCCAAAGAACTTAAAGCTCAGGGACAGGAAAAGTTCTTCTTCGACCACGTGATGCGTGCACAGCCACATCTGGTCGAGGCGGCTGTGCATGGGGTGCAGGTAGATATGAGTGTGAGGGACGTCATTGCGGATCAGGTGAATAGAGATGTGGACGAGTACAAGGCTGAGTTTCATAGACATGTGCAGGAGTTGACGGGAGAGCCTGACTACTATCCGAACCCAGGGTCGTGGCAGCAGCTACAGGACTTGTTCTTTAACAGGCTGAAGCTGAAGGGTAAAGGTACGAGTACAGACGAGGCGAATAGAGAGAACATTATGAAGGACTCTAGCACGCCTCCGCAGGCTAGGGAGATGATCAGTGCGCTGACACGGTGGAAGAAAGAAGACAAGTTCCGTGGCACATACGTGGAGTCTAGGGTTTCTCCGGATGGCCGGTTTCGATGTGAGTACAAACAATATGGGGTTGCTCGCGCCCCAGGCCGGTTATCCAGTGCGGCGCTTATATATGGAGAAGGCGGAAATATGCAGAACCAACCCATGCGTGCGAGGAGCATGTATGTTGCTGATCCTGGCTGTGTCCTGCTGTATTTTGATTTGGCCCAAGCCGAAGCGCGTGTTGTCGCGTACCGTGCTAATATCCCAAAGTGGAAAGATCAGTTCGAACAGGCTCGAATTGATGGTAAGTACGACTGTCATCGAGCCCTAGCATCAGAAATGTTTAAGGTGGAGTATGATAATGTCCCAACCAAAGACTGGAACGCCGACGGGAGTCCGACTATACGCTACGTTGCGAAAAGATGCCGTCATGGTCTTAACTATCGCATGGAAAAGTGGAAACTTGCAGAAGTCACTGATCTACCGTTCCACCAAGCCTCTCGTGCCTGGTCAGTCTATCACGCTATCACGCCTGAACTTCGCGCGTGGTGGGGTGCGGAAGAAAAGCAGTTCAAGCTAACGCGCGAGATTTACAATGGTATGGGCCGTAGGTTTAAGGTGATCCAGCGTATCGATGACGATGTTCTTGATAGTATCATTGCTTTCTATCCACAGTCCACGATCGGAGATAAGGTTACGCGCGTTTGGTATATGTGTGAGGAGGACGACGCTTGGCCCGATAGGATGTACGCTCGTATCGCCATAGATGTGCATGACAACCTCGTACCTATCGCGCACCCACGATATGCTAAGACGTGTCTTAGGATAATGAAGAAGCATGCCGAGTCCCCTATTATGGTTCAAGATGTGTACAAGAACAAGCCGGAACCATTGATAGTTCCGGCAGAGTTGAAGATGTCATACCCAACCTTGTGGGATGGTGAAGCGTTTGTCGAAGACCCTCAGGGTCTACACAGGTGGAGTCACATGAGAGAGGTTCACCTGTGAAAACTGAACACGTAGAGCCTCATCAGCTTGGCTGGCTTCGGCGTCCTGAACTCGATTATGATAAGGTCGAAGTTTGGGAGCGCCCCGACGGAAAGCTGTTTGCACACAGGGTAGGCACGCGGCTTTACTTTGTTGTATATAAAGGTCCGGTCGATGAGTGAGCTGACGCCTATGATTAGGGCGTTCCTGTTCGAGGCAGGAACGCAAGGCCGGACGCAGAGAGAGGTCTTCAAGCGGTTCCAGTACATTCCTCAGGAAGAGTTGTTAACGGAGCTGCACGCGCTTTGGTCTGAAGAGCGCGTGCAGCGGTTCTCGGTCAAGAAGACTTTCGTGTGGCGTGCCACAGATAAATTTAACGTGTGACTCACACTACATCAAGTCAGGGTACATGAACGGTGACGGCTCGGATGGTTGATCGAACGGTTTAAGGTCTTTTAGCCTGATCTCCTTGCCGTACTTTGCAGACATAGCAGTCTCGACGGCTCGTCGAACGTAGTTGATAACTCTGAGGGCCTCGAACTGCTTCTTCCTATAGAAGTTCACGACTTGTTGCCGATCGGTGGTGTCGATGCCGGACTGCTCAAGTTCCTCCTTGGCGTCAGGTTCCATTTCACGCTGCCACCGATCATAGGTACCATGGTTTACGTCTTTAAGGCGTTCGAGTTTCTGTGTGGCTGTTCCATAGTTTCGCCACAGAGATTTGAAGCCTATGCCCCCTTGGTCCATACCTTTGACCATGTTAGGGCTTTCCTTCATGTATCGGTTATAGAACTCTTGCATATACTCGTTGTAGAGGGGATTGATTGGCATGCCTTGTTGTAAGCCAGGATTGCCTGGACTGAGCTGTTGGAGTCCGTACTGTTCCTGCGCAGCTATACCACCACCAGTACTCGCAGGCTTAACGCCGATCCGTCCCTCGTTGACTGTCCATTTCTTGAAGAACCGTGAGAGGTCGTTGAACTCCTTCTGGTGTTCGAACACTTCCTTTGATAGGTCGGTGACGTTCGACACGTCAGGTAACGTGCCAATGAGGTCACGGAGGATCGGTGTCTTCCTAATGTTGATGTCTCTAGCCTGCTTCATACCGTTGTTCACAGCATTCCACCAACCACCCTCTGACTGTGTTGCTGCTGCATAGAAACCACCGAGTGACTCGGCCACACCGCCGAACATTGCGCGGGTGGCCAGTTCGAGGCTGGTAGGTAACCCGCCATTCTGATTGAATGGGTCACCCTTTACTGGATAAGCAACACCGCCGAACATACCCTGCGGACCTCGTATACCGTACGCCCCGAATGCTGTGTTGACGATTGGTGGCATTGGAGGAATGACCGCAGTGTCAAGGAACATGTGCGCGGCAATCCACAGGTCTTCGTTCAGTGGGCGTCTTGCTGTTACGTTGTCGGGCATGCCTAGTAGGAAGTGACTGGGGTCATCCTTTGGTATGCCGCTGCCAAGCATGTGGTGCCATGCAATTTCAGCAGCGCGTTTGAATGGGTTGAGTTCGTGGAAGAACGTAATCTCCATAGACTTTTCGACAGGCTGGCCTGGAAGTGGAACGGCGAAGTTCATCTGTCGATTGAACGCGCTTCGACCATTCAAAATCCAGTCGACATAGCTACGTCCGTTAGGATCACCGCCCTGAGCGTCAAGGGCCTTGGCGTAGTAAAGTAGCCCAACCGCAGGAGCCATGGCATAGAGCGCAGTGCTTCGTGTGAATCGCACAGGGTCATGGAGGAAGGCTTCGCCGATACGCTTAGCGCCTTGCAGTGTAGGGTTCCACCACGGAATTGCGTTCTTGCCTATGTTCTCAGCGGTCCAGCCATAACCTTTGACTAGTGTATGTGCAATCCTTTGAGTCATCGATCCATCAGTTTCGAATCGAATGGGTCGTTTGTTGCTGTCCCGACCAACGTAGTACTCGCCACCAACTCGAGGGTCACCTGTCAGACGGCGAGCACGCAGGGCTAGGTCGGGAGCCGACTCGGTCCCTAGGTTTCGTTTGACAAAGTTGAAGGCTGGTCCATTATGGATCGACTCGATAGATGCTTTCCAGGCATTCCAGAAGTGCTGCGCTCCACGAACCGTGTTGCTCGCCGCTGCATTAGCGTCGAACCACTTAGTAACGTCTTCTAGCCCCTTAGCGCGCGCTTGCTGTTCGAGGACACTGCCGCGATGGGAGCCTGCTGCCTTGAGCTGGGCGTACACGCTTTCGTCGTAGACAACGGCAAGGCGCTTCGATAGTCCATCCATCCAGCCCTTACCATAGATTTCACCAAGCATTCCTGCACTACCGTTCTCGAGGCCGCGCGAAATCGATTTAGCGATCTGAGGGATCAGTTGCTGAGGAATGGCAAGCAATGTTCCGACGGCCGTCGGTGCCTTGAAGCCTTGTTCTGTAGTGAACTTGGCAATCCAGTATGAACGGATCGCGCTGGTGACGGCGAAGTTAGGCGCGAGTACGCCAGTAGTCGTACTCTCCAACATGCGCTTGGTCGAATGAAGGGCGTTCCCTCCCCATCCAGTGATTGTGGTATGGTCAAGGCGCAGTACGTCGGCTAGGAAAGGATCGGTCGTGTAGTATTCTGTTTGACCTCGACGTTTAAACGATACGACGTTCTGCTTCCAAGAGGGGTTCTCGGCTAGTTGCTCCTTGGTCACTTCCACGAATGAGTCGGGATTGCGCTTGCGCATTGCGTCGACGTATCGACCGACAGCCTCGTTGTCAAGGCGCTCCTTGATAAGTCCGCGTGCCATGTCTGCCTGCGACTCAATGGCATTGGCTCCCGTCTCTTTTCCACGAAGGTTTCCGAGAGCGTTCGGGCGTGAGCTGTTTAGGAAGGCTTGACTGCCGTCATCCATGGCAGGTTTATTTGGGTCGAGATGCTTCTTCGGAACGGTACCGTATTCGCCGCTAGCTTGAAAATCGCGGATGGCTTTGTTCCATCCTTGGTTGGCTTTTAGCATATCTCTGAGGCCAGGATCAGCACGCTCCAAGTCTGAGATTGCTTTGGTTACGTCGTCGATAGTCTGGCCTTCAAGCGTCGGCGGTCCTGCCTTAGGAGTCTTTCCCTCAGCAACCTCGTACTTGCGCATCTGAGACATGAGCGTGAGTTCGTCTGCTCGGTCCCACAGCTTAAGATAGGTATCTGACTGGGCCGTTGACTGCCTTGCCATATCGTTCAAGGCAACTGGCGCATTGAACCGGAATGATGGCGTTTCCATCCTGGCGGTTTCAACAGCGCTATCTGCAAGGGCACGCCCCCCTTGCCGAGTCGTGATGCGGAAGTTCTTATCGAGGCTATCGACTACCTCTTCTGGGATGCCGTTACGCTCAGCGATTCGAGCAAGGGGAGCATTGATATCATCGGCAGCACGGATAGCATCACCAAGCGTGCTCGTTGCAATGGTTCCAGGGGCAGCATTGGCAACTTCGCGTGCTGTTCCTGCCTCGACTGTACGAACCGCAGGAAGCTCTGCCCTTGAGAACCTAGCGAAAACCTTCGGTGCGAGAATCATTCCGACCAGTGTGCCACCAACGACTCCCATAGCCTTGTATTCAGACTGCGAGGTCTTCTGCATACCTGCGACTGACTGGAAGATTTCCATGGCAGTCGGGGAGTAGGTACGTGCTGCGATCTCCTTCGCGACCCAGGCGTTCTCCACTCGTTGTGCGAAAGCCTCGTCGGACTCGGCACCAACACGTTCGCCTGCTCTATTCAGTCGCCCCTTGCCCTGGCTCAGTTTGGGTGGTGTGGTTGTACGCATGTCTGGAGGAGGGATTGTCATTCCCTCTGGAACGGTAGGAGCCTCAGCGCCTTTCTTTTGTCTGTCTGTGTGAGTCACACTAGGTACAATTGCCGACCCCGGTACGACAGTTGAGCCTGGGATCGTGGGGGCGGATATGGTTGGTGCGCCTGGTGTCGGAGCTACTGCCACTGGTGGTCCTGACAGCGCCGATGGAGGCTTAGTGGTTCCTCGAGATTCAGCAAAGCCAGCCTCGGCAGGAGTCGTGACTGAAGGAATGGGTATCTCACTGGTGTCGAGTGCCGTTAGACCTGCTCGCGCAGCGACACCGGTTAGAGTAAGACCTGCTGTAGTCAGGGCGCCTTTCATTGGCATGAAGTATTCGCCGGTCCAGACACCTGCCTGTTCTACAGCGGTCTCAGGCTTCAAGCCTGTGGTGCCTGTCACGGTCTTAGTAAGTCCTCGCGTACCTTCCGCAAGCTCGTTGAGGTAGTCGGCGACGTTCTGCATCGTCGAACTCTCCTCGACTGCCTGCATGCCACCCACGTGTCGAGCAGAGCGCGGTACGTCCTCCCGTGGAGTATTTGCCTCGATGCCTGCAAGGAATTGTGCTCCTGCGGCTGGGAGCGAGTAGACCAAACTGCCAAGCTCAGCGGCTTTCTGTCCTGCAAATCGTATCGGCCGCGTCATTTTATCCAGAGTCTCCATCGGAGTCTCTGGCTTGAACGGTCCTTCTTGTTCACGAGGAAAGAAGTCGGGCTCTGTGATCGGACGGTCGTGTACTACGCCGCGACGGGTTCGAAGCGCAGCGAGTTCGAAAGGGTCAGTCGTTGCGTAGTCTTCCATCGGCCCACGAGGCACAGGCTCTGGAAGAGGATCGGGCTCGGTAATAGGCTGAGGGATGACGACAGGTTGCTGGTCGAGATCGTGCATCTCCGTGAGGGGAGCAGGTCGAGGGAAACGCTGAGCCGCCAGGACGGGGTCACCGGCTTCTGGTGGAGCGCTAGGCTCTGATAGTGTTGTGTCGGGTGTGTAGTTAGGATCGCCCCACTCTAGCAACATTCTAAGCTGTTTAGCCTTCTCGTCTTCTTCGGGACTGAGGAGTGCCTGTAGCTCTTCCTGAGCGTCAGGAGGCGTGAACGAGCCTTCAGGGCCTCGACGAGCTGAGCGGAATGCCATTCGTGTGACTCACACTAACGTTGCTGGGCGAGAAGCATCTGAATGAGCTGTTCGGGTGTCATTCCATTGCTTGGCATTGGGCGGTTGGCTTCTTGGACAGTCTCGATTGGACGGCTTCGCTGGGCTGTAGCAGTCATTTGGTTCAGAATGTTAGCGATCCCCGACTGGGGATCAATGAACTCCTCGAGAGGAGCGTTCTCGAGTTCGCCAGTTGGAAGATCAGGCATCAGTATTCTCCCTCTGCGGACTCAGGTGGGCCAGACGATTCGTTTTCATCAGCTCCAGCCTGAATGTCTTTCGGAAGATTCTCCTGGCCCCAGTATTGGACGAAGGCCTGAATGTTCTCTGGCGACGGGTTGGCTTGAAGAGCGGCTTGGTCATCCTGTAGGTTCTCCCACTTCATTCCGCTGCCAGGAGGCGGACCGCCTTCAGTTCCAGGAGCGGCACCCATGGCTCCTTGTACCTGTGCTAGCATAGCCTCGTCAGGCTGCATCGGTGGGGGCGCTGGCGGTCCTTGGTTCATAGGCATGCCCGGGGAGCCGCCTCCTCCCTGCTGCGCCATCATTTGAGCGATAAGTTCGTTCGGATCACCGGGCATTAGAATCTCCATGGAGTGGCGTAATCGCCATATGGCGAAGACGTATAGTCATAGGCTGCGTAAGGCGTATTGGGGTACGGCGGGCCTAGGGAACCAGAGTACTCGTCGGGATACGCGCCACCAATAGACGCGGCATCTTTTCCGACTAGCTTTGAGTATGGATGGTCTGAAGGATAGATGCTGCCGTAGCTGCCACTGGAACCTGAGGCATTTCCGTCTGAGTCGTAGGTCGCCCCTGTGGTCCCACCGACTGTGCCTTTAGTCGCGGCCTCTTTTCCAGGCATCAGCATCTTGGCAAGGCTTAGGAAATCAGATGACTTTGGTCCCTGCGCATCGGCCCTGCCTAGGTTTGCAGCGGCAGCATTCGCATTCGAGGCTCCTGACCCGTAGAGAGTGGTCATTAGCTTGTCGTAGTCGGACATGGTGCTGAGCTGCTGTTTACGACCCTCCGACTCTAACCCGACGATGGTTGAACCTGTGGGATCGACTGGAGCCACGTAGTTCGCTGTATCCTCGAACTGTTTCAGAGCAGGCAGGTACTGAGAAGTATGGCCAGCCTGACGTTTCAGAGACTCGTCGAGCGCAGAGCCACGAGCCTTGAGCATCGTCTCGGCGAGTTGCTGCCCAGGAGTTGGTCCCCTATCAGTCTGGCTTAGGGTCGGGAGGTTGCCTGCTGTACGCGTGCCCCAGCGATCCATCAGAGTGTTAAGCTGACGTTCGCCGGTGCCCTGGGCTTGGTTGAGTAGGTTGATTATTTCGGCGTAGCTTTCGGCTTCCGATTTAGGCTTTTGATAGAGATATTCGCCTCTGAGTCGATCATAATCTTGGGAAGCCTGTGCACCCCGAGTCTGAGCACGCCCCTGTCGCTCTTGTCCTTGATCGATAAGTCGCTGTTGGGTTGGGGAGTAGCTGGTAACCCATCGTCCTTGGTTCGGGTCATAGTAGGTTGCATTCCCAAATTGATCCGTGCGTAGTGCACCAGCCATACCTAATGCGCGTTCACGCTCTGCGCCAGTGTTGCCCAGAGCCTCATACAGCTGAGACATCTGAAGGGCTTGGTTCTGCTTCGCATCCTGACGAGCCTGCTGGCTCTTCAAGAAGTCAAGCACCATACCGGCTGCGGCAGTTCCCGCTGAAATCGGATCAAAAGGCATAGCTGCCTCCGGTGTGAGTCACACTAAAATACGGTCGAGGTGCGCTTCTGGACAGGCTTCTGACCGGAGAATGGATCGTTCGGGTCTTCGGACGACGTAACAGGGCCAGCCACAGCGTTAGGATCGAAGGGAGTGTTCCCAGCGCCTTGGGCACCACCGGCGATTGAGGCAAGTGCGCTTGTGTCGAATAGATCGCCTGGAACACCTGCACGGAACATGTCCGCGAACTTGGAACCGAAGTCACCAATTGACGACTGAACCTGTGAGCTGTACGGGTTGACATCAAACGGATCACCAACTTCCAGCGTGCTTGCCCTCTGACGTCCAGTATTGGCGATGTCACCGAGCTTGCTGCGCTCTTGGTCGAGTAACGTCTTGCCGATATCTTGTAGCTGAGTGCGTACGCGAGAGCCTTGAGTGTCTAGTTCTTTAGCGCCAGCCCCGTATCCAGTGTCTGTGATGACACCGCGCTTACGTAGGTTGTCTAGGTAGCTGGTCGCCTTGCCGTACTGCTCGTTGTAGATGTCCCCAGCCAGAGGGTCATCATACGTATCTGGTAGATAGGTCGACTCGAAACCTGGAGCGAACGTCGTGTCAAGCTGTCTATTTGCTGCGCTTCGTGTCGCCGTTGGATCTTTTGCAGCAATTGCAGCTTCTTTGGCCTGTTGATCAGCCCTGAGCTGGTTCAGATAGTCGAGCTGCATCTGCATTTGACGGTCTGAGGCTTGCTGTGCTGCAACGGCTTGAAGTCGAGCTGCCTCTGCCTGCCGCTGACGTACTGCCTCGGGGTCTTCGCCGCCGCCGCCGAATAGTGAACTGAGCCAAGACATGATGATCTCCTAGAAAACGGATGTTGAACGCTTCTTCGATGGAGGAGGCGAGCCAGACTCGTCGAGGCCAGTGGATAGTTTCCCGCCTTCAACTGCGTACGGATCGTATGAAACGTTATTCGGACTCCGTACACCGCCACCCGCCGCAGCAAGACCACTAGTGTCGTATAGACCGCCTGTATCACCTACCGCGGTTGTGTACGAAGACGGAAATGCCGCTAGGAACTGCGCAGCCTCAGTATTGGCTCTGTTATAGTATGGACTAGGATCGAAAGTTTCACCTGACTGACCACTTGCAGCAGAGAACCCTTCGTTCGCAAAACCTCTGAGTTTTGCTCTTTCGTTCGCAAGCAATGTGTCTCCGATGCCAGATAGCTTAGTGCTAACGCCTGGGTCTTGTGCTGTTATGGCTGCGAGCCCTGCATCTCTGCCAGAACTTGAGAGCGTCCCTCGCCTGAACATGTTGGCAATGAAATCCTGTGCGGAGCCTCGAGCTTTGTTAGTTATTGAGGTTGCGGTCGGACCATATGCTCCCGATGGCACGAGTGTGTTTTCGAAGCCCGTAGGCAGGAGTGCCTGAAGCTTT